GTATTATCACATTATCCAACGAATGCAAAAACTCTCTGTTTTCCGGCATCAGTTCATAGCATTCTACTGTTACGGAAGGACAAGCCCTATGAATGGCTTTAATGAGAGCGCCACGGCCGGCACTCGGCTCCAGTACCGTATCATTCTCATGTATTCCGCCGGCAAGCATGACCAGCCAGTCCGCCAGCTGAGGTGGCGTTTCAAAGAACTGGTATTCCTGCTGAAGATTGCATCGCTTCCCTTCTTTAAGGATTGAAAACACCCTCTCCGGATTGAACGGGAATGTAAAACCCTGTATTTTTCCACTTTGCCAGGAACCGCCGGCTTCCTCAATCCACTTCTTGGCTTCAGCATAGGATTTTTTATTAAATTGTACTTTCGGAAGTTTAAGAACACTGTCCTCAAGAGTACAATGTTTTAGTATATCTTCCACATTCCATTTCTTACCTTCATCAGCCTGTTTTTTCTTTTCGTCCGTTGGAGCGTCCGGCGCTAAA